AATAGTGCATTTTAATATTGCCAGTTTCACTAGGAATTAAATTTTTAAGATCATTATTGACGTTCTTAGAGATATCCCCAATCGGTGAGGACTTTTCTTGTATTGTCCTAGCCAGACTTCTAACACCAGATCGATCTAGGAATATTAAATCCTTACCTGTAGACACCACGCAATCCCTAGAGACACAGCCGATATTTGAAATTGTATCTTCCAAAGTCATAGAAGCAGGTGCGCTTGCCCCTGAGTAGATAACGATTGAGTCCTTACCGAATATAATTAGGAAGCCGTTATGAGCCGCTAGAGCAACGATTTCGTCATAGCCTGTAGGCCATACGTTTGTAATATCTATTGAACCTGTGGC